GGGGGGGGGGGGCACGGCCTGCTTCATGTGGGCTACGTTTCCACAAATTGCCGATGCTCTGCGAGTTATGGAGGCGTGGGGTTTTGAGTACAAGACCTGCGCCTTTGTTTGGATCAAGAAAAACCGCAAGAGCGATACAAATTTTTGGGGCATGGGGGCTTACACGAGGGCAAATGCGGAAATCTGTTTGCTTGGTGTAACGCCTGGATTCAAGGCCGCTGATCGGGTCAAGAGCCATGCTGTACATCAAGTGATTGAAACACCGATACAAGAACATAGTGCAAAGCCGGACGAAACGCGTAAGCGAATTGTAGAATTGCTGGGAGATGTTCCTCGTATTGAATTGTTCGCCCGAAAGCGTACTCCTGGTTGGGATGCGTGGGGCGATGAATTAGAATAGAAAGGAATCGACATGAAAGTAAGAAGAACCGAGAAAATCAAGGTTGACCTGTTCCGGGTAGGCGATGTCATTCGCTTTAAGCTGTCCGATGGTGAAAAGGTAGAGATGCTGGCCGTCAAGGAAGAAAACAACGGTATGATCTTCTGTTTTGCGGACTGCCTAGCAAAGGAATACAGCATGAACGCACAGAACACCAATGCGGGCGGCTGGGATGCCTCCGACCTGCGGAAGAAGCTGAACGGTGAAATCCTTGACCGCTTCCCCCAGAAAATCAGGAAGCTGTTGCTGCCTTTTGAAAACGGCGACCTGCTGCGCCTGCCGACGGAAAAGGAAATCTTCGGCTCAAACCCGTGTGGTGAAGATGAACCCGAAAGCGTGAGCCAATGGAAGCCGATGAAGCAGAGGAAGAATCGCATTGCTTCCCAGGGCTTGAACGGCGGATGGGAATGGTACTGGCTCCAGAATCGGGTGCCGAACTCGGCAGCCTCTTTCGCCGGCGCGGGCGGCTACGGGAATTGCCTCTGCAGCAACGCCTCGGATGAGGCTGGTGTCCGCCCCGTCGCCAAGATCAAAAATCCCATATCCGCACCTGCCCGTCAGGTGCGGAACGATGAAGACGAGCAGGAAGGTTGAGGTAAAAAGCATGGATGGACTGGTTAAAACTCTCGGTACGGTTCTGCTTCTGCTGGCCGCGGCAATTTGGGCGGCGGTTTTGCTGCTGGTGCCTGCTGCGCTGGTGAAGTTCTGCTGGGGGTATCTGTTTGTATGAGGTACTGTGTCTTACTGAGAGCATCCGACAGACGCGGAACAAAAGAGTGCCTGCAGTATACGTTGGATGCTATCAATACAGAGGAAGCAGCTTGCGAGGCGAAGAAGCAAGCTGTAGAACACTATACAGAATTTGAACTGTTTGATGTTCAATCCATAGGAGAAGTGCGCACATGAAAATTGCAGCGATTGCCAAAGTAATTAAAGACCGTGGCTCCTGCCGCCTGTATAGGGTACATGGATCGGACGATCTTGAAACGAAGTTCTACATCGGCACAAATTCTGAAATTTACTCGCTGGAAGGGTTCCCTAAGCCGTGGAGCGAAGCAGAAGTTATGACGATGCTCGGGATCGAGAAAAAGAAATGGGAAGATGTGATATACACCGCATACGACTGCAACAACATTACGGATGTCTGTGGTCTGAACCTCGAAGATGCTGTTCAGAATGAGGTTGAGTGCAAAACCAGCTATATCAACCTGAACATCGGCGGGGCACTTCTTATGGGGCTGACAGACCCGGACGAAAAGACCATTGACTTCATCGCCGCAAGCAGGCTGGTTCCCGTTATGGACGAAATCAAGAAAAGTGACTATATCAATTACTGCTTGCGCCATACGGCGAGTGGTTCCCGGTACTACGTTATCCGGGATGGCATGATCGTGCGAGCAGCACTTCTGCCCGTCAACCTGTCCGGCAATTTGCTGGAAACGCTGCAGAAGATGGTGAACATGGCGCGGGAAACAGCGCGACTGTGCAAGACGGAGGATAAAGAGGCGGAATGATTTTAGCAAAAGAGGCAATCGAGAAAGCCGCCGACTGGTGGGCGGAAAGAATACTCGAAGATCGGCCACACAGCAATGGAGATAACAGCTTCACTTCCGTTACTGCGTGTCTCATTGCTGACATGGGGCGGCAGAACATAACGCCAAATCAGGCGGACACGTTCAAAAAAGCATTGGCAAAACGCATGGCAGAATACGCAGAAAGTGGGATGTTTAACCACTTTTCCATCATGTGCGATTATGGTCCGTGCAGGATGCTGGCCGATGCGGCCAATGAAGCGGGAATCAGTACCGCAAACTTCCCGTTTAAGACAACGATGTTTCTTACGGAAAAAGATGGCATTATGGTACGCGATGGCTATGGCGCACCGGCTGTCAAGCTGTGGGGGTAACGACATGGACGAGAAAAAGAGTGCGCCGGCAGAAATCGAAACCGTCACCATCACCATGAACCGCCCGGTGGCTGAGGCAGTGGCAAAAGCCTGCGAGATGTACCTCCGTCTGCATCTGGGGCAATTTGAAGACCTGATCGACGAGCTTTGCATGGCAAAGTTCTATGCTGCGCTGGAAAATGATTCATTTGACGGCAAAGAGGAACGGGATGAAATCTTCCATATCTCGATTGACCGCCGAAACATCATGCAGGAGGAAGTGGACAAGCTGTACAAGAGATACGTCCTTTCCGCTCCGCTTGATTACTGCATGAGAATCCCGTACCGGGCAGAACAGATCTGGCTTGCGATCCGCTACGCTCTGGCATGGCACGATAACCCGAAGGGCGACTACACGGTTCAGTATGACAAGCCGCTCAACCGTTCGGACCAGCCGCAGCCGATGGTGCAGCTGTACGAGGCACCCACCGAGGGAAAGCCTACCTGTGATGGCAAGTGCGCAAAGTGCGGGAGGTGCTGATATGCAAAAGATGTTCAAGGCTATATTTTGCGATATATGCAGGAGAGTTGCATTTCAGGAACAGCTTGAGGGTGGGTTTCAGGATATGCTGACAACGCAGGACTGGGTGACTGATTGGGAAGTGACCACCGATTTCAACGGATTCCCTTTGAAGTATCCAAGAGTAATTGACCTTTGCCCGCAATGCCGTGCAATGTACGGGAAAAGGCCGCTCGGGGTCGGAGAAAAAATACAGCATCATGTGTGAGGTATTTACATGAGAAAGAACGGCGCAATGTTCATCTGCAACCGCTGCCGCAAGCAGGTATTTGCAGAGCGGTTCGACGACGGAAAGTATGACAGCAAACCGCTGGACGGATGGGCACTTGATTGCGAAAGAATCTGTGGCGTTGGCGATCTGTGCCCGGACTGCTTCAAAGCGTACCGGGAGGCAATGGATGGATTCTGGAATGGTGGAAAACATGGGACCTGAAAAAATTTGCTGTAACTGCCGCTGGCATGAGGAGTATACCTGGGTCTGCTTCAATGGCCTGTCGCTGAACTGCACCGATGTCACCGACGTTGAGGACAGCTGCGAACACTGGGAAAAGCGGACGGACGAAAACGGCATTGAAGACTACGAGGTAAACTGAAATGACAACCAAGAGAATGAAAAAGCTCCTGATGGGCATGGGGCTGTCCCGGAACCAGGCAACCCGGATGATTCAGGAGCAGCGCACCGAAGGATCAAAGGACGTGAGCAACGCTCTTTACTTTCACGTCTTCCAAAAGAACTTCAATCTGATCGTGTCCAACTGCGGCGGCGAGGTGCTGCCCTATCTCAACAGCTTCGTTTTGAAATGACTACAGTTTGAAGTCGTTTCCAGAGAATAAGCAAGCCCGTCGTAAAATTGCCGCCCTGACGAGGCGGCAAGGGGCTTGTATACCGAGGATAAACTAAGAACCAGCGGAGAACGTAGCTTGAGGTTAGATTGAAAATTAGCTTGTAATCTAACCAAGGTCTAAGCAAGATTTAGTCAAGACCTATGCAAGCCGTTCCCAGTGGCGGGGGTACAGGGGGAACCCCCTGTATTGTCTCCCCGCGGCAGAAGGGCGCAACGGACAGCAGGGCTTCCCGGAGCGGGGGCGGGGGCAAGCATAGAAGTTCCAGGGCGGCTGGCGGTTTTGCCTTTATTCAGCAAAAGGATGTTCACGGAAAGGAGGACGTAGTGGGTATGAGCGGCGGCTTTTATGTCAGAGAACAGAAATATATCTGCGGCAAGGATTATGCCACTGCGCCCACCATGCAGGCAGAGTTTTTCGAGGTTTCGGAGAAAGAGCATAAAGCCAGCACCCGGCGGAAGAAGGAACTTGCCACCAGTCTGGCGAAGGAAGCCTATAACCTCCGCAAATCTGGCCGCTACCTGGTTCTGCTGGTAAATACGAACTTCCGGCCCGGTGATTTCTCGGTTACATACACCTACGACGACGATCATCGCCCTGCCCCAAATGACCTTGCCCGGGCTGACCGGGATTTCTCCAATGCAATCAAGAAGCTGTACCGCCTTTGCGATAAACAGGGCATCCAGCGTCCAAAGTGGGTCGTGGTGACGGAGTATTGCACCCTGGACCCGGTGACGGGTGAAGTCCTGGGGCGGCACCATCACCATGTCATTATGACACACCCGGCGGGGCTGACCCGGGAAATGGTGGAACAGGCGTGGAATGGCCGGGGTATGGCTCGATGTGAGCCGCTGCACTTCGACCACAACAGCGTGGAAAGCCTTGCCCGGTATATCGTGAAGAACCGCAGATGCAAACGGCACTGGCGGCAGAGCCACGGCCTGCAGCCGCCCAAAATGCCCAGGCCGAACGACAACAAAATGAGCCGATCGAAGCTCAAGGACGTGTGTGAAAACTGTCTGGAAGACCGGGCGTACTGGGAGCGGATGTATCCGGGGTATACCCTGCATCGGTGCGAAGTCATCATCACGGGCAATTCAACCCGTCACCTGATCGTGAGCCTATACCGCAAGGAACCACCGAAGAACAAGAACAGGAGGAACCAGCCTTGAGCGCAAGAATGGAACTGGAAGACCTGCCGCCCCGGTATCGCGCCCAGGCGGAGAAGCAAATAGCCGCTCGATGCGCACGGAAAGCCCCGGTAGGGGCGGTATCGCTGGAAGCAGCGGCCAAGGCTGCCGGGGAGATCGGGAAAGCCTTCGAGAGCAAGGGTGAGTATGATTTTTACATTGGCACAGTGCTGCCGGGCATCCAGTCCGGCAGGATCATCAAGGCAACGCCGCACGTTGCCTTTCCTTTGCTGCCCGCAAAGGATTTCTGCGCTGTTCATCTCCCGGCGGCAAGGTATACGGCGGATTATGTGCTGGAATATGCCGACGGAACGGTGGAAGTGGTGGAAATTAAGTCAAAATTCACCCGGCGGGCGCAGAGGGACTACATCTACCGCCGCAGGCTGTTTGTTGACCTGATTGCAGAGCCGCGGGGCTATGTGTTCCGGGAGATCATCACCCCGGACACAAAATCCGAGATCAAAGAGTGGAAACGTCTGGCTGAACAGGCGGGAAAGGAATCATCATGGGCAAAAGCAGAGCAAGAGTGCCGTCGTACTACCGGCAGAGCATCCAGAATGCTGTAAATCGGCAGATCAACCTTGGCCGCACCAAAATGGCGGCATCACTGAACCGGGAGGCTATCGGACAGGTCGTGTCATACTGCTTTGTGGCAGCGGCACACGACATTCTGGATTTTGATGCGGGAAAGGCGGCTGTGCTGACCGTCAAGATGAACAATGCGGCGGAACGGTACACGCTGGATCGGGACAAACGAGGGGCGCGGAAAGCCCGCATTGCGTTGGAAGATCGCACCACGCCGCTGATGGTTGAGCGGTTCTTACTCCCGGCGGACAAGCTGGGCAAGACGGCCAATGAGCGGGAAATCCTTGCCGAACGCCGGGATGCTGCCGACATGGTGGCCCGGTATTGCGTGGAAGCCCTGCACGACATGAGCTATACCGTGGAGCAGATTGCCGCTGTCATGCAGGAGACCTGCTCAAACTTCGAGCAGTTCCTTGGGTGGTCCGAAGATGGCGAGATGGTGGCTTACGAGAAGCTGCGCCGTGTGGTGGAGGACATCTACGGCGTGGGGGCTATGGTTGAGCGGGTGAACGGGCAAGGCCCCATCTTCGGCAGCGAGTTTTAATTTTTCGGGAGGCAGAGCATGAAGACACACGAGGCGGAAGCAATTTTGAAATACTGCGCAGATATTCCCCGTCGGCTTACGATCATCCGCCGCCAGTGTGCCACTCTGGACGACGAAGTAGACACGCTGAAAGGCATCAACATGGACGGTATGCCCGGCGGCGGGCTGCCCGGTGACAGCACCGCGGCGATGGCCTGCAAAATGGATGAACTGGGCATCGGTGACAGGTTGCGCAGTCTGGAACGTCAGCAGGCTCTTTTGAAGTCCGACGAGGCTTTGATCCGGGGACAAATTGACCGCCTGGACAGTGTCCACAATCTGATCCTGACAGAATACTACATCGGCCACAAAAAATGGGCAGAAGTGCAGGTCGATGCGGGATACAGCATCCAGCATTTGAAACGGCTTCGGAACGTGGCTTTGCTGGCCTTTGGCCGGGGTATGGAACGGCTGCCCGAGTGCCCCGCCTTATTATCACGCGCGTATAACGTGCGCGAGACCCTGCCCCGGGCAGATGCGTGGCTTGAGGGCGATATTCTCCTATAGGGGAGATCGACCGTCGGGGCCTCACGCAAATGCGCTTCCGCAAATTGTGTCCACCCGGCGCAGAAAAACAAACACGACTACCCGGAAATGTGGAAAAGTTGGCAAGAAATTACCCGGCGGGCTGTGCGGCCTGCCGGGTATTCTGAGATTTTGGAGGGCAAAAGCTATGAGCATACATTGCACGAGAATACAGCTGGTTCCAACAAGGGCGGCAGGCTACCCCCATCGGGCGGATGGGGATGAAAAAGTGCTGCGAGAAGCCGAGACCGAACTTGTGGACATGGTTCTCAAAGAAGATCGGCAAGCCCGTCCAAAATGGGCACGAGAAGAAGATGAACTCTGCAAATTTGTTAAAATCGACGACCAAGGAAGCATCGAACTGATTTCGGCCATCGGTAAGGGGGTCCGTTTCAGGAACAGGGAGAGCGTGAAGAATGTTCTTGAATTTGTCGAAAAGCTGTTCGATGAAATGCAGGAGGGCGACAATGAGAATCAAAATTGAGATCAGTGGAATCGGATTGCGTGAACACGTTGCAAAAATCATTGCAAGACAAATCGTGAAAACAGGGATAAAAGAAAAACAAAAGTGGTATAACGAAGAAGCTATCCAGTGCGAGTTGAATAACATGGGCACCATCAAGCTGGTTAAGTGCTGGATAAGAAATGTTTGGCCGCTTCCACAGCTACACTCTTTGCAATCTCGACTATCACATCTGCACTGAAAGAACCGGCTTTTTTAGCAACGCTTTTGACCTTTGCCCAGTTTGTGTCTGCTCGGATATTCTCAAGAAAGCTATGTCCGGCAGGGGTCAATTCCCGGATGTTGACACGGTACTGTTCAGGGTGAGAACCGGGGCAAAGAGTGATAAGCCCAGCTTCGGCGCAGTATTTCACGGAATAAAGAATATCATCATTGTCGAATTTAGCTTCAAGCTCAACTTGATAAGTGGGCGGATCAATGGGTTCTTCACCAAGCATATCAAGAATATCAGCCCGTGCATAACGAATGAAGTAGCAGTAGTGGTCAAAATCTGTGTGTTCTTCAACGCAGAGCATAACAGCCCGCACACAATCCATGCTCAGCTTCATACAAATCCATCCTTTCAACACCATAAGCCCGTCAGGTCATCGACCCGGCGGGCTTTTCGCTTTTGTGATTACTTTTCGTTCGGATTCTCAGGATCAGGCGGTGCGTTGCGCTTGAGGATGATCTGCGGAGCATCGGGGGCGGCTCCCTGCTCTTTGGCGTACCGGGCGATTTCATCCGGCAGCCCGACGGGGAAACCGTTTTCGTCAAGTGGTCCATCGTACCCGGTGAAGTCCACGATATGCACGGCGGGCGGCTCGGGAATCAGCTTGTAGTATCTGCCGTCCTCGTAGTTCTGATCCGTGACCCGGTTCCAGTAGCCAATATCGCCGTGCTCTTCCTGGGCGGCCTCCATTGCGTCCTTGGCCTGTTCTTCGGTCAATCCGTCAAAGGTCAGGCGGGAGCCGTCTGCAAAGGCGGCAACCAGCCGCCACGGGGCGAAAAACTCTGCGTCGTTCGTAGAAATACCTCCTTTTGGGCAGTTAAGTCCATAAATTGTAGGTTTTGTATCAAAAAAGCGGGTTAAATATGCGGAAATGGCATTCTTAGCCGCCAATGTGCATTTTTGCACAGTTTATTTCGTGGGGATGTACCCATGCAGGCAGCGGTTGCAGCCGTATTTCGTGAGAGCGGCAGTCACACGATCTTCCGGGAAGTAAAATACAAGTTCGTTTTCGTTGGGGAGACCTGCTCCGGCGGGATATTCAAGCCCGGTGCACCAGTCTGTTTCCATCTCATACTTGCGGCGCAGATACTTGTAAACGTCCCGCTGGGCCTTGTCGAACACCTCCACGAAGGAGAAGGATGCACACGGCGGCAGTTCGTTTGCCAGCATGGGCACGTTGGCGGCGATCCACTCCACGATTTTGGCTTTGGCTGCGCTGCGGCGGGGTTTGTCCTCCCGGCGGATGGCATCAAGGAGAATGAGCAGGTTCGGTTTCGAGAGGTCGGAAAGCACCTCGGCCAGCGGATAAGGATTTTCGTGGATCAGCGGCGACGTGCGCAGCTCTTCGGAAACGTCGAGATCGTAGCAGGTAACGGCCCGCTGGCGGTCGTCTACCCGCTCGCTGGTGTAGTACAGCATATTCTCGACGTGCTTTTGTGCAGCCTCGGAAAGCTGCTCCACAAGGGCAATGCTGTCCTCAAAGCTGATCTGTGCTTCGTTCCGTTCGCCGCTACTCCTGCCCGTCTTATAGTCCAGAGGGATGATCCCAAGCTCCATAGCAAGGCGATAGATATGCTTGCAGGGCTTTTTCCGTTTCACAAAATCGTTGCAGGTGCAGGCGGCAAGGCTGGTCTGATAGGGCAGCTTGCCGGAGCCATAGAAAACCCCGGTTTCGTGTTCCCGGTCAATGCTGGTGGGGCTGGTCTTGCTCTGCTGGGCACTGTTCAGCCGCTTTTCTTCGTCGGGTCCGGCGTTCTGTTCAGGCCAAGGGCCAAATGCAGGAATCGTATACATGAGAATACCTCCTTGTCGGTTTTTGTTACTGGATTTCGTTACAACCATGATAGGACAAAACGCAAAGAAAAGCAATAAAACGCAAGAAAGATTTCGTGTGGAATCCCACAAAATCCCCGGCGGGTGGCCGGGGCGCAGAAATCAGGCAAAGCGGATGGTGTTTCGTGCCATGCGGCCGCGCAGGGCGGAGAGCGTCAGACTGCCGCAGGCGTTATCCCATCCACCCCCGGCGGCGGGAATGTAGGGATACAGGGTGCGCGGGTCGTTGGAATCCGGGTCAACGAGATGGTGGACGCGCCCGGTTTCATCGTCCGTGTAAACGTCCCATCCTGCAATGCTGTGGCGGGTATAGGTTTTCATGCTTGAATACTTCCTTTCGCGTTTCGTGGTGGGCAGCGGATCAGGCTTCGGTGAAGTGGGAGACAGTGCGCCGGGACAGCGCAAAGGCAATGGCGGGCACATCGTCATCCGTTTCGCTGTGGGCTTTGATGGCCTCGGCGATGCGGGCCAGATCGTCCACCGTGATGCCGCCCGGCTTGCGGCTGCTCTCGGCTGCATCGTTCAAGATGCGGTCGTATTCCTCGCAGTCGCAGCAGGTGCAGTAGCCGTTGGCAATGCAGGCGTAACGTGCGCCCTCAGCGTCCAGAATGCGGGTCTCTTTCAGTTTCATTTCGTGACAGCTCCTTTTCGTATTTCGTGAGGTTGGATTTCGTGATACTCCCGGCGGGATGCCGGGGCAGATGGGGCGGGGCTGCTTTACGGTGCTTGCCCTGCCAGAGTGTCCGTTTTCGTTATGCGTTCAGCTGTAAGAAAGTGGATTTCGTGGGGATCAGGTGCCGGGTGAGGGTGTCGGTGTAGCTTTCCTCGCCCTCGAAGCTGTCCACCACCTTCCGATCAGCGGCGGGCATATCGTGATAGCTCTTTTTGCCGTAGGACGGGGGCAGCCAACCCTTTTTCTGGCTGGCGTAGAGGTTGAAGGACTTCAAAACGTCCTCGTTTGTGAACTCGATGTGGCAGGTGCCCTTTTTGTAAAACGTGGCGGTGAAGTAGTGAAGCTGGATCTTCTGGCTCTGCCCGGCCTGCTCTGCGGCTTTCAGGGCTGCCCGGAGTTCGTCGCCGTTGTACTTCTGGCCGTTGGTGTCCAGGTAGTGCAGCACCCGCTCGATCTGAGAAAGTGCGCTTTCCACGCGCCACGACGGTTCAAACCTGCCGGACCAGTCACTAAAGGCACAGCAGCGGAAAATGACCTTTTTGCCGATCTTGTAAGCCGAATTAGTACACCAGCCGTTGTAATAGTGGATGTTCTTTGAATACTCGGAGCAGTAGTGAAGGTTTGTCCAGTTGTCGAACAGCCCGATTATTTCATCTTCGATGCCCTGCACGATGTTGGCGGACATTTCTTCCCGAACGGTCAAGATGTTATAAGTGCTGAAATCGTAGTCGGAAAGCTCGGCGATTCGTGAACGGTATTCGTTCTGCATATCGTTGGTGAGGTTGTCCCGGATTTGCGGCAGGTCAAACAGCTTTTCCCAGTACAGGGCGCGCAGGCGGCGGATCGCCTGGTTATAGTCCCGGTTGAATGCAAGCACTTCGCTTTCATTGTCGTCTGCCGTGGCAGAGGAAAACAGGGATTTGATCCCGTTGTATTCCTCGAAGATTCGGCGGATGCCCTCAGCTGCGGCGTTGTACCGCTCAATGGCTGCCGTGATGGGGTCCGCAGATACCAGCGCGGCAAGTTCGGGATCGGTCTTTAGGCGTTCCGTGGTTTCGTGCTGCAATTCCAGGCGGATTTTGCTTACTGGCTCCCGCTCGGGGATGTCCACCGACACAAGCGCAACCTCGACCCGGGCGGCACGGCGGGCGTTTTTGAAAGCGTCCGGGATGTACTTCACTGTGGCGTTGAGCTTTTCCAGCTGTGCCGCAAGCTCTTTTCGTTCGTTGGTGCAGGGGTTGCGGATCGTCTCCGCGTTGAGCAGACAGCGGATTTTGCCGCCGTCCTTCATCACGTCCAAGGCTTTGAGCAGGTGGGCAGCCCCGGCGGAAAAAGGCGGGTTCATCACGATTGCCGCATACTTCTTGCAGGGGCGGAACGTGAGAAAATCGTCATGCACCACGCGGAAATCGTCTTTCTTGAGCTTCGCCCGGAGATCACTGGAAAGCTCGATGCAGTCAAGATCAACCTTTTCCAGCCTGTCCAGATACTCCCGGCGGACCTTTCCCGTTTTGGGATCGTGGTAAATGCCGCTCGTGGTGTGAATCTGGCGGGCAAGTGCCCCATCACCGGCGGACGGTTCCAGCACGGGGCTGGGGAAGCGGCGGAAGCCGTGGATTTCGGTTTCTAGGCTGTGGACCATCTCCCATGCCAGATTGTCCGGCGTGGGGTAGAAGTCCAGGGCATCGTTTGGCGTTGTCATGGTGTGAACCTCTTTTCGTGTTTCGTGATAGCCCCGGCGGGGCGATGGGGCGGGGCTGCTTTGGTCGGTGCAGCCCTGCTAGAGCGTCCGGCAGAGGGTCAGGCGGTGTAGAAGTAGCCGCGGCGGGCACAGATAAGGGTGATCCGGGCGGCGTCGATCTGCGGTTGAAGTTCCGCAGCCTTGCCGGGGCTGTGCTGAATCTCACGGCGCAGGGTCTGGATTTTCCACTGTGCGGGGAGTTCCACGTTGATCTGCTCGAAGATGTTGTTAAATTTCATGGTATGTTCTCCTTTTCGTTTCGTGATATGCCCCCGGCTGGCTGCCGGTGGGAAGTGGGGCGGGGTTGCTTTCATCGGTGCAGCCCTGCCAAAGTATCCGGGGCGGTTTCGTGTCATGCCAGCAGGCCGGCGGCAATGCTTGCAAAATCAAGCTGCTGCACAGCGGCGGGGGCATTCTCAGCTTCCGCAACGTCTTTTCGTGCCTTGCGCCATGCGCTGAGGGCTTCGGCCTGCGCCTTGCGGTCCGTTTCGGGCACGGCCAGGAAAGCGGCCTTTGCCTTGCGTTCCGTCTGCTTGAGGGCGGCGGTGTTGCTTTTGGGCTTCGTGGTGGTGCGCTTGGCGGGCTTCTTGGGCAGCGGATCGACGTGGACCAGTTCCGGCAGTTCGTGGCGTTCTTCAATGACGACGGGCGCAGGAGCCGGGGCGGGTGCGGGCTGTTCCGGGGCGTTCAGCTTGTCCAGTGCCAGCACAAAGGCGGCGGCTTCCCGGTCACTGCTGATAAAGTCGTCCATCTTCTGGATCATCCGATCAACCAGGGCATGGAAAACGGGGTCGTTCTGGCTCTTGTCGTCGAAGACCTTGGCGGCGTTCTGCTCTGCCTTTTTGTCGTCGGGGTCGTCGCTGTTGTAAAGGCGGCTGTACTCTGCCGTGTAGAGGGTATAGAGCTTGTCAAGGTCGATCTTTGCGGCCTTGCGCTCTGCGGCCAGCTTCTTGTTATAGGCCATGATCTCAGCGACGGAGCCAAAGCGGGCAGCGGGTGCGGCCTTGGCATCCTCAACCTGCAGGCAGCTGAACAGGTAGGATTTCGTGGGGTAGAAGTGCGGGGCGGGGGCGGCTTCCTTGCCCTCAGCTTCGGCGGCTTCCCGCTGTTCCTTGCTGGGCTTCGTGGTGTACTTCCACAGATAGCAGGTAATGAGGCTCTTTTCCCCGGTGCGGATGCGCTTGTTCAAGCTGTTCCACTTGGCGATGGTGTGCAGTTCATCGGCAGCTAGAACGGCTTCCACGTCGGCGACGCTGGCGGGCTTCTCGTTGCCGTCGTCGTCGGTGGTGGTGGCCTTGGCAGCGATGGCGGCGATCTGTTCCGGGGTGTGGTGCGCCGTTGCAATGGCGTGCAGGGTGGCGGGGTCGAGCTTCGCGGCTTCGTTCAAAATGATCTGTTCGTTCGTCATGGTACTTGCTCCTTTTCGTGTTGTGGTTGGTGTTCGGGATGATCTCCCGGCGGGCTGCCGGGGTAGTGGGGCGGGGTCGCTTTACGGTGCGGCCCTGCTAAGGTGTCCGGCGGGGGTCAATCGTCGATGGAGCAGCAGCTCCAAAAGGCATCTTCCACGGTGTCGTCGCTGAAATCGTCCGGGGTGCCGTTGGCGTTCACAACCAGCTGGACCCGGTCGAAGATGCGCAGATCGGTTTCGGCATCCACCAGAAAAAACCAGTCGTCGCCGTCCTTCAGGTCGCTGCACCAGACTTGCACCCGGTCGCCGTAGGCGTACAGCCCGCGCACCTCAGCCGGGGCGATGTACCGCCCCAGAGGGCCGACGGTGTAGGGACAGGCGGCGGAAGCGGTGGGGGCCAGCAGCCCGGCGGCGATGGCCAGAGCAGCGGCGGCGGTTGCGATCTTCTTTGAAATTCTCATGGTTCAAATCTCCTTTTGCTTTTCAGGTTTGCCCCGGCGGGCTGCCGGGGTAGTGGGTCGGGGCCGCTTTGAGCGGTGCGGCCCCGCTGGGGCATCCGCTTGACTATCACCCCCGATCTGTGGTAAAATGGCTTACAAGATGGACGTTCGGAAATTCATCTTGCAAGCCTGTCACCTGCTCAGTGGGTGGCGGGCTTTCTTTTTGCCCACTGTTCGAGCAGTTCCGCCCAAATCCGCCGCTTGACGGATTCGGGGAGCTTGAAAAAATTTGCGCTCATGTGTCGGTTCTCCTTTCGGCTTACTCGCAACCGTTCCGGCTTGTCGTCCGGCTCGCTTGCTGTGGCTACATGGTACCACGCCGAAACAAGGCTGTCAAGCGTGGAACCACGCAATCTACGTTTTGCACAAAAAGCGTGGAACCATGTTATGCAAAATGCACATGGAACCACGCCGACAAATCTTGTATCACGCCGACAAATCTTGTATAATATAATTATTCCAAGTGTGCCGAAATGGGGGGATATTATGGCATTGAGTGAAAAGAAAGCGATAACAGACAAACGGCATCAAGACAAGCTAGATAAAATAAAAATTCAGCCGTACAAGAATCAAGGCGCAGCACTCCGCGCGGCGGCTGCTGCCGCTGGGCAAAGCGTACAAGGGTATGTGTTGCAAGCGGTTCAAGCCCGGATGAAGCAAGAGGGCCTAGAGTGGCCGGAGCCGGACAAAGGGGAATAACATGGCGATAACAGAAGCAAAAAGACGAAACAACGCAAATTATACGGCAAAATGCGATTATATCAACGTGCGCCCGCTGAAAGCAGAAGGCGCAGCAATTCGCGCGGCTGCTGAGGCAAGCGGAAAGAGTTTGCAAAAATATATTCTTGAGGCAGTCCGCGCCCGGATGGAGCAAGAGGGGCACGAGTGGCCGGAACACAACACCAAAGCCGGGGAAGAAGGGGGCTAAGGGGGGATAATAGGGCGGCATAGAACCTAGTTCACCGTTACCGATGGGGCGATATGCCGTTAAGTGAAGAATCTGACCCCTCCGGCAAACGGCAAAATTGCCCCGGCGGAACGGTGCCAGCTGGATCCGTGCCCGGTGCCCCGTGCGGGTGGATCAGGTGCAGCCGGAACCAGTGCCCGACGGCCCCGGCCCCGATCAGCACCGGGAAGG